AGAGGGCCCCGAGGGCGACGCCTACCGTGAAGCGTTTGAGGATGCGAAGGATGAAGCTGGCGACATCATGGAAGCCGAAGCTCGACGCCGGGCAGTGGAAGGCGTGGAGAAGCCCGTGTTCGGCTCGCTTGGTCAAGGGCAGGGAAGCGGGGAGATTGGCCGCGTCCAAGAGTACAGCGACGTCTTGCTGATCTTCCTGTTGAAGGGCGCCCGCCCGGAGAAATTCCGCGAGCGTTCCAGTACGGAAATCAGCGGACCGGGAGGGAAGCCGCTTGAGACAACCACCACCATCCAAACCGTAACCCATGACGATTGGTACCAAAACGCGAACCGTCTACCTGCCCCGAGCGATGAGCCACCAGGCGAGAATCCTCCTCTCGCCGGCCCGGCGTAAGGTGGCAGTCTGCGGGCGGCGATTCGGTAAGACGGTACTCGGATTGCTGGCGGCGACGAAGGGGCACGGGCCACAGCCTGGGGCATTCCCGGGCGTGCTCGATGGAAAGCGAATCCTTTGGGCGGCGCCGACGTTTGTGATCGCCTCGGACATCTGGCGCGAGGCAAAGCGGGCTTTGGCGGGAGTGATCGTGAACAAGAGCGAGGTCGAGAAACGCTTGGAAATCGTCAACGGCGGCGTGCTGCGCGTGGCGTCGACCGACGATCCGACTAGCATTCGCGGCCCGGGATGGGATGGTGCGGTGTTGGATGAAGCGGCCTTCATGGTGCCCGTGGCGTGGCGCGAGGTAATCCGTCCCGCGCTGGCCGATCGGCAGGGATGGGTGTTGTTTATCAGCACGCCCAACGGTCACAACTGGTTCAAGGAGCTGTTCGATCACGCGGGGGCCGACAGTGGTTGGACCAGGTGGCAGCGGCCGACGTCGGACAACCCGCTGATCCCGCAAAGCGAGCTGGACGAAGCCCGGTTGGACATGGGCGAACGAGCGTTTGCCCAGGAGCACGAAGCCCAGTTCGTGGACGTGCAGGGGGCCGAGTTCGCGGGTTCCTACTTCCTCGATTCGATCTGGTTCGATGAGTGGCCGCAATCGTTGCTGTACAAGGTGGTGGCATTGGACCCGTCGAAGGGAAAGACGGAGAAGAGCGACTATTCGGCTTTCGTCATGCTGGGTATGGGGCATGACGGCAAGCTGTACGTGGATGCCGACATCAAGCGGCGGGACGTGTGGCGGATCGCCGAGGATGGAATCGACCTGTATCAGCGATGGGGCCCGCAGGCGTTCGGGGTCGAGGTGAATCAGTTCCAGGAGGTGTTGGCTGGTGTGATCGAGGAACGTGCCAGGGCCCGCAATCTGATGCTGCCGCTGTTCGCAATCACCAACACAGAAAACAAGCGGACGCGGGTCCGGGCCACATTGACCCCGTTTCTGGCGAGAGGTGATTTCCGGTTCAAGCGGGGATCGCAGGGGGCGCGGCTGTTGGTGGAGCAGTTGCGAGCGTTTCCGCTGGGCCAACATGACGATGGGCCTGATGCGCTAGAAATGGGCGTGCGGCTGCTCAAGGGGTTGTTCGAAGGCGGGGGGCTGGAGGATCGACGGAGGATGAATCAGGAGTACGCGGTGGCATGATGGAATGTGAGTGATGAGTTTCGAGGAATGGCCCAGATAGATCGAGAAATGAAAACGGAAGAACGGAAGTTCGTCGTGGTCGAAACGCTTGACGATCTGCTTGCGGTTCCGTACGAAACGCCAAGCGGAGAGGCGTGTCCCCGTCTTCTCTTTCGGACGCCTGAGGATTGTCGGCCGATACCGGATTGTGCGTCACCCCAGGTTGTTGCGGAACAAGCGTTTAAGTGTGGGTGGATACTTTCTCACATGTTCGTTCCTCCGCCTTTTCGTCCTGCCAACACGATCTTGCCGGCAGATCCGCAACACTCGTTGACCAACGACGCGGCTCTAAAGGCGATTGTTCCGGATCTATCGTATGTTTCGGCAGTGGCGATGGCGATGGGTCGCGTGAAGGCCGTCAAGCTATCGCAGGCGTTTAAAAGATGTCCAGGACCATTGGTCTACCTTTCCGTGTGGGATATCACTGTATCGCATTTACCGGCACACGGGATGGGGTACGAGGCCTGGAAGCTATCGGAGCGCGGTTACGTCTGCACCGAGGAGCAGGCTGCTTGGGTCACGGCGATGGAGAGGGAAGTGCAGGCTCGGTGCGATCAAGATCGTGGGTCGCCGGTAATGGGGTAGCGTTAGGTTTCTAGGAAAAGGCAAGGTGAAAGGAAAAGGAAAGCTATGTCCGAGTCTGAAGAATCTGTATTGACCAATGGCCGGCTGATTACTCTGCGGTGTCATATCGCGGGGATCGTCCCTACGATCATGAGCAACGGGCAGATGGCCGACCCTGCGAACTACTGGGCCCAACTGACGGCCGAGATTCGCAGCGAGAAGAAGCGGGGCAAGTCGTTCACGCAGGAGCAGGCCGACCGATACTATAAGGCCCTGTTCACGGGCCAACTGTACCTGAAGGATCGCAAGAACATGGCCGTGCCCTGTTGGCCAGCAGAGAACGTGGAGGCGATGATTCGCGGTGGGGCGAAGAAAAGCCGCAGCGGGCAGGCGGCCCTCGTGGGCGTGAGCGTGACGGACGATTTCCCGCTGATCTACGATGGCCCTAAGACGGCCGACGGACTGTGGGATGATGGCCGATTCCGCTTCGATTCCATGCCGTTGCCGAAAGGTGGCGGGTCCAGGACGGTCAACTGCCGGGCCCGTTTCTTTCCGTGGGAACTGAAGTTCGACGTGTTGCTCGATACCAGACTGGCTGACCCATCGGCATTGCGGCGATGGTTGGAAGATGCGGCTTGGCAAGTCGGGCTATCGGCGTGGACGCCCAAGTACGGGCGGTTCGAGGTCAAGGCGGTGGAGGAAATTGGGTAATTGAAGGGATCGGAAGGGAAGTGATTTGAACCAAGATGAGTGGACGCGACCTGACCTGAACTGAGCTGCCTTTTTCAAACGACCCAGCGAGTAACCCATGATCCGCCGCGCATTTCTATCGACCCTCTCCGCCATTCTAGCCCTGGCTGTCGCGCCATTCGGCTGGTTGTTTCGCCACTCACCTGTTAGGCCATTCGGGCTGCCGCCAGTCCAAGGCGTCAAAGACTCCACGAAGTCTACTGGCTTGGAAATCGACTGGCTCGCGTGGAACGATTGCCCACCTGGAGAACCTCGCGCATGAGCGGCTACATCGCCTTCCCCACAACGGCCCCAGAAGCCGCCCGCTACCTGACTCAGCACTACCGTATGGCGGTGTCAGAGGACAAGGTTCGTCGGGTGTTCGACGCGATCGGCGATGGCTTACGTGCCGGCCCACGCGGCCCTCGGCTCATCCTCCAGGAGACGCTGGATCAGATCATGGCGACGTTGGAACGCGAGGGCTACGTGTTTTCTTCGGGTATTCTTCAGGCCGTACAGTCACCATTGCAATCCTCGTCATCCTCATCCGGTAGTACCCCAACAATGGCGGAACCGTGCGAGGCAACTAGCGTGCCCGCCGTTTCGCCGTTGAGGAAACCCCAACCCGTGGTATATTCTCAGTCAGAGCAAACGAACACCAGGGGCCGGCGAGACCGACGCCGGTAACCTGCGGCTGAAACTGGTCTGGCCACCAGTGAGACGCCTGAATCGTCGCTGCCCATCAGGGGGCTCGCGAAGGAATCGCGGCCCCTTGTTCTTTTCGTGGGTAGCACGTGGCCAACTTCTTACGCAAAGCGTGGCAGTCGATCAGCGAGGCAGTGGCCCGCGGTTCGTTCGCACCGCCCATGTCACCGCTCGGCTACCGCGTATCCGAAGAGGCCGAACTGTACGCCCGCCTGCGTGCCCTGGAAGAAGCCTGGGGCGAAGAGATTGACTCCCGCGAGCGGATGCACGATGTAGCTGGGTTCGGGGTGGCCGACGCCAAGGTGGTGTTCAGTCAACAAGACCTGGTGGACATCCGCCAGGCGGCCCGCTTGATTTGCCAGGCCGACCAGACCGCCTGCGGAATCCTGGAGAAGCTGACCAACTATGTGGTGCGAACGGGCTTCACGTACGCCACGGTGGCCGATAAGGACGCCAACGTACCCGACGCCCTGGTCAAGGAAATCCAGAAAGTTGTCGACGAGTTCCGCGACCTGAACAACTGGGACAACGACCTCGATCGGGAGATTTTCTCCGTCGCTCACCAGGACGGCGACCTGCCCATCGCTCTCTACTGCGACTCGTACGGCCAGACGCAGGTCCGCACCCTGGACGCGGATCAAATCGCCAAGCCGACAGCGGAGTCACCCGAGGATCGGGACTGGTCCTATGGCGTCGATTCGGACATCCGCGACGTGCAGTCGGTCTACGGCTACCACGTCCAGTGGCCGAATGGGTTCGAGTACATGCCGGCCGCACGAGTGGAGCATATCAAGCTCAATGTGCGGAGGAACGTCAAGCGGGGTTTGTCCGACTACTACCCGGTGCAAGGCACGCTGCGCGATGCGTCCAAGCTGTTGCGGAATTTGAGCCGTGGTGCCCAGATTCAAGCGGCCATCGCCCTCGTTCGCGAGCATCCGCCGGGGTCGACGCAAGGCGGCATTTCGTCGATGGTCGCTGGTCTGGCGACTCACGAGCGTGTGGCCACCTACCAGACAGGACAGAAGCAAGAGTACGCCCAGAAGTTCAACCCTGGCAAGATCGTGGACGTGACGGGGGCGAAGTATTACCCCGGGCCCATGGGGCAGAGCAATGCCCCGGTTTTGCTTGGCGTACTGCAAGCCGATTGGCGTGCCGCCGCGCAGCGCTGGTCGATGCCCGAATACATCGTTTCGTCGGACGCCAGCAACGCCAACTTCGCCTCGACGCTGGTGTCCGGCGACCCGTTCGTCCTCTACTGCGAGCAACAGCAATCCTACTTTGCCACCCGCTACCTGCGAATCATCTGGAAGGCCCTCCACAATGCCTACGTCGCTGGTCGCTTCCATGCGTTCGGCGTCTCGTGGTCCGACATCCTGCGCCTGATCGACATCCAGGCGACGCCACCCGATGTGGCGATTCGCGACCGAGAGAAGGAGACCAACCGCCGCAACACAATGTATCAGCAGCGGGTAATCTCGCTCAAGCAGTGGCGGCAGGAAGAGGGTTACGACCCGGAGGATATGGCAAGCCAGGTTCAGGAAGAGCCGGCGCCGCTGGTGTCGGTTGCGGTGCCAGGTGGAATCCCGGGCGAAGTGCCGACAGTCGATCCGACACCGGCAACGCCCACGGCGGCGCCCACCAACGCGCCCACCAACGCCGTGGTTGGCAGCGACAAGCAAGAGGTCCAGGTCTCGACCGACCTGGTGTTGAACGGTGCTCAGATTCAAGCGGCGACCGCGATCGTGCAGGCCGTGGCTGCTGGTCAGATTCCGCGAGATGCCGGGCTTGGACAGCTCAAGGTGTTGTTCAACCTGAGCGACCAGCAGACGGCCGAAATCATGGGCAGCGCGGGCACCTCGGAACCGACCACACCAAACCCGATTCCCGCGAATGCTTCGGCTACGCCTACGCCAGCTTCTGAGTCCTACCAAGAGCACATTACCAAGGCCGTCAAGAAGTTGTTCGGAGAGGACTACCCATGAAACCAACGTCGCACTTATGGGGCCTGCGTAGGCGGATTACCGAACAGTGGTTTTGGCTGTTGTACAAACAGGGCCATGTTTCCTTGGGCAATGCACTTCGATTGACGAGGTACTGGTTTCAAAGAAATGTTCCTGGAGACATGCCGGAAGAATGGAGGGAGCAAGTATGAAAGCCGCGATCATCACCTGCACCCACGACGTCGCCCTGTACCTGAAGGTCGGCAAGCTGCGACTCCCGCAAGGCGTCCGCTTCGCTGCTATGCGTGAATGCTTCGACCGGGCGGGATGCTACGAAGTCCGACTTGAGGGGGAAGGCATTCCCGAAACACTTGACGGCGATGTTCTGCCGAGGTGCGAACTGGTCGAGTTGCCTGGCGGTTCCGTGGAATTGCTGGGGCCTTGGAAGATCGCAGCGCCAGTGCCGGCGGGTTTCGTGTTGTTGTCGGAGGCCGCCAATGCCTGACCTCCCCAACCGCATTGAATATGAGAAACGCCTATCGGCCGCCGTGGCCGCTGTCTTGGCCCATCAACGCCAGCAGGCCCAAAGCTCTCTGTCTGCGGTTCCGTGGTCGGCCTTCTCCCAGCAACTGCGGTCGGACCCGGGAATCACCGCGGCCCTGGCTGCCCCGTTCAGCGTGGCGGCAACCGGCCTCACCAATCAATTCAACGTGGGCGTCGGCAAGGGAACCATCGACAGGCGGGCAGAGCAGTGGGCCCGCGATTGGCAATCGGTGCTGGCGGTCGGCATGGTCGGAACGGGCAAGACCGTCATGGGCAAGTTGGGCGACAACCCAGCCAAGGAAGAGACGGAGTCCGCTCTCGAACGGCTGTTCGGGCAGTCCCGCGCTCACGTCATTGGAGTTACCGAGACTACGCGGGCCGTCTCCTGGGGCGAAGTCGCCGCGGCGGGAATCGTGGAGGCGGCAATCTCCATGCGGGTCGAACCGGAGTGGGAATCGGAGTCCGACGCAGACGTGTGCGAGGAGTGCAGTGACCTGGACGGAAGCGGCCGTGCGATTTGGTCGGCGGATTATCCGTTCGGCCCGCCCGGACCACACGCCGGGTGCAGATGCCGTTTGCAGTGGAAGATTCGCGGCCCGATCGGGGCCAAGGGATAGGAGCAAGAGACCATGGCAAAGTCAAAACAGACCAAGAGCGACGGCGTGGAACTGTTCGAGGGAATTGACCTCCGCGAGGCGAAGATCGACCGCGACCTCGGCGTCGTGCCCAACGTCAAGGTGTTGGGGCTCACCAGCCGCAACCCGCGCGACTACACCGAAGACGCTTTGCGTAAGGCCGTGGGCCTGTACGAGGGCGTACGAGTCAACATCGACCATAGCCGCGGCGCCGTCGGGCCGTCCAGTGAATCGCCCGACCGTTCCTATCGCGACCGCTTCGGCTCGCTCAAGAACGTGCGGTTCATCGCGCGCGAAGGTCTGCGGGCCGACTTCCATTAC